CGCGATAAGTATGCTCAGGACGCAATGGTGCTAGCGATGGCCGAAAAGGCTCCTGAAGGATCTTTATCGCTTGCAGATAAGCGCAGGATAAAACTGGCTAAGAGTCGCATGGAAGGCATCGAACAACTCATGGAAAACACTGGAGTCTAACAATGAATCGCTTCTGGACTGAATCTGTGCCATACGCAGGCACTATCTTGCTGGGGATATTCCTATTCGCAGCTTACTTAGAAGGAGTACTAGGATGAAAAGCCTAATCACAGCAGTCGCACTTACAGCGGCACTCGCATCTACCAATGCTCTAGCTATCACTGGCTTCCTCAATGGACAGTCAACAAGCGGTATGAATAGATACTGTTACTACAGCAATGGTGTAATACTAACCATATCAGCAACTAGCCTATGCCCACTGAGCATTAACTAAGGATATTACATGGATGACTTTAAGGCGCTACCAACAACTACAATGAAGGCGCTACTCGCAGCAAGGATGCTGGAGTACCCAAAACGCAAAGGTGAGCCATCAGGTGAGCGAACACGATGGGAGGAACATCATAGAGAAGTTCTAGCAACGCTATATAAGATGGCTAGCGAAAATTAACCAGAGGAGCGGCATTTGTCGCTTTTTTTGTTTCTGCTGTATACTTAAATCTATCGGGACGTTAGTGACCACTAACACTGAAACTAAACTAGATTGAGTAGTTTTATGGCTAATACAACAGGTAAGAAGTTTGGTGGACGCAAGAAAGGCACACCGAATAAGGTGTCTACCAGCGTAAAGGAATCGCTTAAGTCTGTCTACGATAGACTAGGCGGTGATGATGGTCTATTTGATTGGGCGCAAGAGAATCCAGATGAGTTCTATCGGCACTGGATCAAGATGCTTCCTACAGAGGTTAAGCAGGATCTCACATCATCCGATGGCAGTGTCATGCCAGTCGCAATCCAAGTGGTAGGCATCGATGACGACAGCAAAGATTGAGCTTCCTAAGAAGATGGCTCAGCTCTTTGCGGGTGATGCTCGCTATAGGGTAGCTCATGGAGGAAGGGGGTCAGCTAAGACCAGAAGTTTTGCACTGATGACTGCAGTGTATGGTTACAAGCTTGGTATGAGTGGTGAAAGCGGCACTATCCTATGTGCTCGTGAGTTTATGAACAGCTTGTCTGATTCATCCTTTGAAGAGGTCAAAGGAGCGATCCAGTCGGTCGATTGGCTGGCTGAATACTACGAGATAGGGCAGAACTATATCCGCTCTAAAGATGGTCGTATCAACTACGCCTTTGCGGGTCTGAGGCGCAACCTAGATTCGATCAAGTCTAAGGCTAGGCTGGTGTTGTGTTGGGTAGATGAAGCTGAGACAGTATCAGAGATGGCTTGGGCTAAGCTGCTTCCTTCGGTGCGTGAGGAAGGGTCTGAGATATGGGTGAGCTATAACCCTGAGTCCAAGCTATCAGCTACCCACAAACGATTCAGAGAAGATCCACCAGACAACTGCAAGATCGTTGAGATCAACTGGCAAGATAACCCTTTCTTTCCAGAGGTGCTAAATGTGGAGCGCCTTAATGACTTCGAGAAGCGCCCAGACTCTTATGACTGGATATGGGGTGGTGCATTCTTAACACACCACGATGGTGCTTTTTACGTGATCGAAATGCGGGATGCCAGAGATCAGGGCCGCATCGGTGCAGTGCCTTATGATCCACGCTTGCCAGTGGTCACAGCATGGGACTTAGGGATAGGCGACAGTACAGCAATCACCTTTGCTCAGTATGTAGGCGCTGAGGTACGCATAATCGACTTTTATGAAAACTCTGGTGTTGGTCTAGATCACTATGCTCGTGTGCTTCAGGATAAGGGCTATAAGTACGATCAGCACATCCTTCCGCATGACGTAAGGGTCAAAGAGTTGGGTAGTGGCAAGTCTCGCTATGAGACGCTACAATCGTTAGGTATAACGCCTATAACTATCGCACCTCAGTTATCAGTAGACGATGGCATACAGGCAGTCAGGTCAATGTTGGCGCTGTGCTGGTTCGATGCTGAGAAGTGTGATCACCTCATAGAAGCACTCCGAGCTTACCACAGAGAATACGATGATCAGCGAATGACATGGAAAGGCAGGCCAGAGCACGATTGGTCGAGCCATCCTGCAGATTCATTCCGCTACTTGGCAGTAGGATATAGGGAGCGATCAGGCTGGTCTGGTGGTGCTCTTAAACGTAATTTGAAGGGTGTGGCTTAATGGCTGGCGTGATTGGAAAGGGTATTGAAGAGGGTGTCGGACTGCTTTCTAAGCTTTTAGGTAACCTATCGCCAGATGATGTTCTGTACCTATCCAAGAGAGCATTAGATGGTGATGCGGGTGCTCTTAAGGCGCTGAAGAATGCTGAAGGCTTGGATAAGGCTGATGTATTGAGACGCGCAGCTAATCGCGTCAATAAGGCTGAAGCTACTCGCTACACTCCAGCTCCCGATCCTGTAAGGGCTTACCATGCCTCACCATACAAGTTTGATAAATTCTCTACTGACAAAATAGGTACTGGCGAAGGTGCTCAGATGTATGGTCATGGGCTGTATTTTGCTGAAGAGCCTGATGTAGCTAGGGCATATAGAGATATGGTGCCACAAGATACTGTTAAGCAGATAAACGCAGAGCTTGATGGTATCTATGGTGATCTAAAGCAGTATGAGACAGGCCAGTATGGTGTATACAACGATCCAAAAGGCTATGCATTAAAAGAGCAGTACGATGCTTTGCTTAATAAGCGCCAGACTCTGATTGATGAGGCTAGAAGCCCAACGATGCGAATAAAAGGTCAGGACATAACTGATCTTTATTCAAAGCTCACCAGTGGCAGGGCAAGCTCTTCTGATTACGCTAAGGCAGAGATACTAGAGCAGATTATGATTGATGGTGATGCTCTTGGTGTTATCCAGCGGCAAGCTGGCGACCCTACGTATACTGATGAAGCTTATGCGTGGTTTGAAAAAGAGGTGTTGCCCAACATTGATAGAAGCGGGACTCTTTTCGAGGTCGATCTAAATATCAATAAAGATAAGATGCTGGATTGGGCTAAACCAGTAAATGAGCAGCCAGAGATTATGAAAGGGTTGCTTGATATGGTTACGCTCGATTCTGGATGGTCTGATTACTACCTAAAGCTCCCCGATGATGTTAAACCAATAGCTGATGACTTGCTGACAGGTAAGATAAAACTTGATGGCGGAGCTGCTGAGTTCAACGCCTTTATGAAGCTCCAGAAAGCAGCGCCTAATTTAGACCACAGCACTATCCTTGATATACGCAACGAGCTTAACTTTAAGCCAGAGCTAACAGGTGAACAGTTTTATAACAACTGGGCTAGAGGTAGTGAGGATATACGTATTGGCTCTAGGTATGATTCTGCTGCTGCTGCGCAAAAGCTTAAATCTACAGGCGTTGAAGGGATAAAGTACTTGGATCAAAACTCGCGCCAAGCGGGTGATGGGACAAGTAATTTTGTTGTGTTTGATGATAAAAATGTAAATGTTGTCAACAAGTACCTTCGCCCAGAGACAGCTATAATTGCAGGGCTACTAGGCGCAGGGGCGCTGACTGGGTCAGAGGATGCTGAGGCGGGTGCTTTAAGTCTTGCAGGTAAGTCTTTTGTTGAGATTACTGATTTAGCTAGGAAGAGATTGCTTGATGCTGGCTACTCTGGTGATATGGCTGAGCGCGTACTTAATAACATAGAGCCTGATAGCTATATGCGCTTAGCAACTGGTGAGCTTCCTGTAGATGAGGCTTCTCGCTTCGCTAGGGCTGCTGATATGGGTATAGATATGTCTACGCCTTGGTATCACACTGGGCCTGATCCTGCTATCAACAACATCAGAACAGGCAACTATCCACTTACAGATATAGAGCGCCCATTCTGGCTATCTAGTGATAAGGTCGCATCATCTACTTATGATGCCCACAAAGATCCGCAAGAGTTTTTCATCAATTCTAGCTTGCTTGATATTCTGCAGGCTAATGGCAAGAAGTGGAATGATCTCACTGGTTCAGAGTTAATATCTCCGAGTGGAAGGCGGGTAGATATACCAGAACGGGAACTTGGTTACAGAACTACTGACGACTTTGTTGATGCATCCAGAGACTATGGCAGTAATAAGGGTGTAATTTTCAAAGATATCATTGATATTGGTGGCAACTTCGCTAACGCAAAAAGGGTTGCAGGTGATGTAGAGCCTGACTCCAATATCGCAGAGATACTTATGCGCTTAGAGGATGCTGGTGGTCATAATGTTGCTGCCATGATTGATAAGGATAGTATTCGCAACAGGTGGGCTTTGTTTGATCCAGATGCAAAGAATACTAGCGGTGTGTTTAGGTCGGGAAAAGCCCCCACTGCAGCAGCAACCGCGCTTGCGCTGGCGGCAGATAATCAGAATGTAACCCTAGATCGCTACATGAGCCAGCTAGGTGCTGATAAGAAGCCTGATATCTACAACTATGGCGAGATACTGCCAATCAAGCGCAGCAAAGTCACAGGCGACTACAGTTACGCCACAACAGGTATACTTGAGGAAGTTCTACGTGGATTGCTCGACATTGGTGAAAGCCGCAAGTCAGGCGTAATCACTAACCCACAATCTATACTCGATGTATTGATGTAAGGAGTTCACAATGGCTTGCAGTAAGAAGAAGCGCAAAGGTCGAGGTAAGAAATAATGGCTATCACAACATACGCAGAGCTGCAGACAGCGATTGCTGACTTCCTCAACCGAGATGATCTTACATCAGTGGTCACAACCTTTATCTCTCTAGCAGAGGCTCAGTTTCAGCGGGATATCCGGCACTGGGAGATGGAGAAGCGACAACTGGCCTCACCTACTGAGCAGTATCTAACCAAGCCAAGCGATTGGGTGGAGACTATCCGACTGCATGTGACTGGCAGTGGCACTTCACCAGTTAATCTTATCTCGCGTGATGAGATGGCTGATCGCAGAGCTAAGGGTGAGGATGTGGCTGGTGTTCCATGCTACTACACGCATTCAGGCAACACGTTTGAGCTGTATCCTACGCCCTCAGAGGCAACTGAAATGGAGCTGCTATACTTCTCCAAGATTCCAGCTTTGAGTGATTCAAATACCTCAAACTGGCTGTTGGAGGCTTCGCCTGATATATACTTGTATGGTGCTCTGATTCATACAGCAGGGTACTTACATGAAGATCAGCGTATCCAAGCATGGGCTTCGCTGTATAGTGCTGCTGTGCAGCGATTGAACCAACGATCTGATCAAGCTAAATATAGCGGCTCAGGTTTAACCATGAAGATTAGGAGCTACTAATGGCTTTCTTGAATGACAACGTTTTCGACTCTGGTCTAGCATACGCAACTACCAATGGCACACGCCTTGATATCTGTTCAACAGATCCGGGCGGTGTATATGCAACTGTTACAGGTAACACACTGGGCAACAAGACTCTCTCTACAGGCTCAGCAACCAATGGCGATGTAGATGGTCGCAAGGTGGTTGTCCCTGCAATCACTGATGGCTCAGTAACAGGTACAGGCACAGCCACACACTGGGCACTGACTAATGGCTCTTCTGTGGTTGTAGCCTCTGGATCACTCACATCTTCTCAGGCTGTTACTTCAGGTAACACGTTTACGCTAGATGCGATTGATATCACGCTGCGCGATGCGACTAGCGTCTAATGCGTAAATTTGCCATCTTTTATAATGATGGCTCAGTCGTTTATGGGGGCGGGGATGACGATGAGCTTATCCCTGTCTATTTTTCTCGTAAATGGCTGGAAGCGCCTAGTGATGGGGTCTGCCATATTGCTATGGAAGATCCCACGCTTGGGCGAGCTGTTCTCAAAGAGAACGAGTTTTATTTTCAGATGCCTTTCGATTCACATGGCGATGGGTATCTAGGGGCCAGCATGAAGCTAGGTGCATACCTGCGTCAAAGCTTCCAAGGCGGCACATTCGTCAAGTTCGGTGGGTGGACTAGCACTGAGAACTATCGAGAGATAGCACGCAAAGCTCAGCTAGATTCCTATATCCCACGCCCTTCAGCTAAGCCAGCGGTGAATGATGAAGAAGCAGTGGATTAACACCCGAGTTGAGTATCAGTGGGATAAGACGCTAGAGCAGTATGTCGAAGTCTCTGTTGAGGGTTATTGGCACTATGGTGACGTAGCTCTTGCAGGGGGTGGTTCGGCTAACACTGGTCTGGATGCTTATCGCTTCTACGAGTCTGACAACTCCACGACAGTTGATGCTCAGGATGCTGATCCCACTACGCTGATGGTGGATAACACCTATGTCTTTAGGGTGCGTATCTACAACAGCGGGACTAAGGATGAAAACACCGAGACCTTCAACCTAGAGTACGAAAACAGCACAGTAGGCACTGGCTGGAACGCTGTCACAGGCACCTCAAGCCATGTTCGCACCGCAGATGCTACAGGACTAACTGATGGCACCGCAGTCACTGCAGGAACGCTGGCGGGCGCTGCAGGTACGTTCCAGAATGGTGAGGAAGTTGAGGATGGGATTTCAGCCAACATAACGCTGGCGCTAGGTAGTTATACCGAGTTCTGGTATGCATTCACTATACGCTCTGCTGATGCCTCGTTGAATGACAATATCAACCTGCGTATAACGATGAATGGCACTGTTCTCGACTTTGAGACAGTCACGCCTTCAATCACTGTTAATGCACCAGTTGCTATCCTTGCAGATGATCTACAGACTCTAAGCCAGCTATCGACTCCGAGCGTAGGGCAAGAGCATGGCATACTGGCTGATAATCTCCAGTCGCTAAGCCAGCTATCAACACCGACTGTAGCGGATATAGCAGCACAAGTTGATCTATTTGCTGATAACCTACAAGCACTAAGCCAGTTATCGACTCCACAAGTCGGACAAGAGCACGCAATCCTATCGGATGGCTTGCAGAGCCTCGGTCAGTTATCGACACCTCCAATCGGGCAAGAGCATGTAATCCTGTCTGATGGGTTACAGGGTGTAAGTGAGCTATCTACACCTAACTTTACAGGTGTCAGTGGTCTACTGGCTGATGAT